AGTGATAAGCGGGTGTAGCTCAGTAGTAGAGCAATTCGTTGCCAACGAATAGGTCGCAGGTGCGAATCCTGTCACCCGCTCCAATAATATTATGATTACGATAGTAGAAAATTTTATTAGTAAACAAGAATGTAAAAAATTTATAAAAATGGTAAGTCATTTGAAATTACCAGATGACGCTGATTTTGAAAATGAATATAAACCTTATTGGGAATATCGGTTAAAAGATATAACTAATAATTCTATCGTTGGTAAAGTTAGTAATTACTTTAAAAAACATTTAAATCATAATTTAATAATAAATCAGGCACAGATACAAGTATGGATTCCAGGCTCTTATAGTATATTACATACGCATGATGAAGACGGTAGAGGTAGAAAAGACACATATTGGAATTCATTAATATATTTAAATGATGTAGATGATGGTGGTGAATTTTATACAGAAAATGGAATAACTATTAGACCTAGAGCCGGCACATTAACTTTATTTGACGGTAAAAATGTTAAGCATGGTCTAAAAGAAGTAAAAAACAATAATAGATATACTATTATATTATGGTGGAAATGATATGTATGAATTAAAAGATTATTTAAATGCTATAAATTTTGATAAGAAACCCTTGTTAGATACTGAGGACCTAACATGGGAAAAGAAATATCCTCCCTACATTGTTAATAAATGTTTGTCAATGCACTATGATACCATAGCTCAAGCAAATGAGATGAATGGTTATCACTTCTTGGATAAGAAGGTGCAATTTCACTTTTACATAAATAGTATAAGAAAAAAGAAGCGATTTGGTGGCAAGTGGTTATCACAAGCCAAATTGAAGAATTTAGAGTATGTAAAAGAGTATTATGGTTATAGTAATGAGAAAGCTAAACAGGCTCTTAATATACTAACAGACAAACAAATTGACGAGATAAAATTAAGCCTTTCAAAAGGCGGGAGAAAAAGAAAATGAGTGATGAGATTACATGGTCGCCTGAGAGTATGTTAGAAGTTACGATAAAACAACCAGACGACTTTCTAAAAGTTAGAGAAACCCTTACAAGAATTGGTGTTGCAAGTAGAAAAGATAAAACATTATACCAATCTTGCCATATTTTACATAAACAAGGTAAGTATTTTATAGTACATTTTAAAGAATTGTTTGCTTTAGATGGTAAGAAAGCTACATTAGTCGCTAACGATATTCAGAGAAGAAATACAATTGCTATTTTATTACAAGATTGGAACTTAATTGATATAGTAAAACCAACAGACGCCGAAGATAAGGCGCCATTAAGTCAAATAAAGGTTTTACCATTTAAAGAAAAAAAAGAGTGGAACTTATCTGCCAAATATAATATTGGTAAGAAAGTTGATGAAAAAGAAAGTCCTAATCAAAGTAATGAAAATGCAAGTAGCTAATTTTAAAGATTATATTACCGAAGATAAAAAAGAAAAACCTTTTTTAAGGCTATTGATTATTACAGATGAGCCTGAAGAAGCAAAGACTTTTCATACTGCTGATAGATTAAAAGAAGAATGTGATAAGTTAGGTTATCCACATTATCTATTTAAACTTACAGGTGGTTATACTACATTTGAAAACGGTATCCGTAAGTTTCACAACAAAGACGATAAAAAAGGTTTTGAAGTTGGCGCTATGACCGTTGCAGTTGTAAGAGGTTCTATCACTAGAAAAGATAGTTGGATGGACTTTGTATCTATATTAGAGAGAGCAAATGCAACACTTGTAAATCCTAGAACTACAATTAATGTGTGTGCTGACAAATATAGAACAGCATTAAGACTTGCAGATTATGGTTTAACACAACCTAAAACAAAATTAATTAACGACCCCGAAAAATCTATTGACCAAGTAGAACAAGCCGACATTAAGTTTCCTCTTATAATGAAAACATTAAGAGGTAGTAAAGGTGTCGGTGTTTTATTTTTAGATAGTGAAAGAGGTTTAGATTCTATTGTACAACTTATTCATAAACAAGATGAAGACGCAGATTTATTAGTACAAGAATATATCAAAACAGAATATGATGTTAGAGTACATATATTAGGTGGTAAATTTTTAGCGGCTATGAAACGACCTGTAATCGAAGGAGATTTTAGGTCTAATGTATCGCAAGGTTCTAAACCACAAAATATTAAGTTAACAGAATTAGAAATAGAAGAATGTTTAAAAGCTTCTAAAGCAGTTGGTGGTTATTGGACTGCTGTTGATTTTATACCTAGTAAGAATAGAGAGAGTCTACCACCTTATATGTTAGAAGTAAACTCATCACCAGGCACAGAGGGTATTGAAGACGCTACTAATATGAATATTGCAAAAGAAGTAATCACACACTTTGCAAAATCAGAAAATAGATATACAGTACCTACTGAATGTGGTTTTAAAGAAATATTAACTATAAAACCTTTTGGCGAATTAATATCAAAGTTTGATACAGGTAATTCAGGTATGCCAGTTATTCACGCTGATAAAATTAAACCTATGTCAAATAAAAAAGTTACATGGTCTTTATTAGGTAAAACAATTACAAGTAATATAGTTAGAGTTGAAAATATAAATGTTGGCGGTTTGAGAGATTATGATGAAGACCGTTATGTAATAAAATTAGATGTAGAATTCGCTGGTGGTTTCTATAAAGATGTAGAATTTACCATTGATGATAGAGAAGATAGAACACCTATCTTACTTGACAGAGCATTTATGAAACGATTAAATGTTATGGTCAACCCACAAAGAAAATATGTGATAACAACTAAATACAGCATTGACTAATAAGTCAAGTTGTGATATATTATAACCAAGGAGTAAATTATGTCAGATGTGAAAATTGCAAGAATGTCAACTGGTGAAGATGTGATTTCTAAAGTAGAAAAAGATACTATGGGAAATTATAACTTCGAAAAACCATTTACAATAATACCAACTCAATCAGCACCAGGTCAACCTGTTCAATTAATGATGACGCCTTATATGCCATTTGCAGACGAGGAGAAAATAACGGTGACAGCAGATAAAGTAGTTGCGATTGTAAAACCTAAAAAAGAAATTCTTGCTTCTTATCAAAAAAATACAAGTAAAATTATAACACCTCAAGCAGAATTAATAACTGAAACTAAAGTACCTAAACTTTAATGATAACAGTTTACTTTGTTAGAAATGGTAGTAAGATACCAGTAGAAGTAGATACAGGCGCTTCTTTGATGGAAGCTGCAAAGTTTTATTCAAAGATTGATATACCTGAAATACCGGCAGATTGTGGCGGCTCTTGTGCCTGTTGTACCTGTCATGTACATATAGATGAAAGGTGGCTTGCCAAACATGGCAAAATAAGTAATAATACACCAGAGATAGAACTATTAGAATATGAAAAAGGATATAAAGATGGTATTAGTAGATTAGCTTGTCAAATAGTTTTGACAAAAGATGATGATGGATTAATTGCACACTTGAGGAATGATGAACTTTTATAAAAATGTAATTGAACATAAAGGTAAACTTCTAGTTAGAGGTATACATGATGGTAAAGAATACAAAGAAAGAATAAACTTTGGTCCTACTTTATATGGTTTGACACAAGAACATTCTGTATATAAAACTTTACAAGGTCAGTATTTAAAACCTATTGAGTTTACAAGTATAGACGCAGCTCGTAAATTTAAAAAAGAAGTCGCTACATCTAATTCACCTATCTATGGTTTAGAAAGATACCATTATCAGTATATTGGTCAAGAACATCCTGAAGATATAAAATGGGATAAAGACTTAATTAAAATATTTACATTAGATATAGAAACAACTTGTGAAAATGGTTTTCCAGATGTAGAAAATCCTATTGAAGAAATTATTTGTCTTACTGTAAAAAATCAATCTAATAAACAGATACTAACTTGGGGTGTCGGTGATTTTGTACATGATAGGCCAGATGTAACTTATGTAAAGTGTAAACATGAGAAAGAACTTATGTTTGAGTTTATGAAGTTTTGGATTAAAAATCATCCAGATGTTATTACAGGTTGGAATACAAAATTCTTTGACTTACCTTATCTAGTAAATAGATTAAAATTAGTTGCAGGCGATAAAGTTGCAAGTAGAATATCACCTTGGAATCTTATTAATAGATTAGAAATTACTGTAAAAGGTAGAACTCAAACAGTTTATGATGTATTTGGTGTTGCAATGTTAGACTATCTTGACTTATACAAATGGTTTATACCAACAAGACAAGAGAGTTACAAACTTGACTTTATCGGTGAGTTAGAACTTAATCAACCTAAAAATGAAAACCCTTATGATACATTTAAAGATTTCTATACAAAAGACTTTCAAAAATTTATAGACTATAATATTCAAGATGTTGAAATTGTTGACGCATTAGAAGATAAACTTGGCCTTATTGACTTATCATTAACAGTTGCATATGATTCAAAAGTAAACTATGATGATATATTCTCACAAGTTAGAGTATGGGACACATTGATTGCAAACCATTTAATGCAAAAGAATATATGTGTGCCACCAAGAGAAGAACATAGTAAAGAAACAAAATATGAAGGTGCTTATGTAAAAGAACCTATACTTGGTGGCCATGATTGGATTGTTTCGTTTGATATTAACTCTCTATATCCTCATATTATTATACAATATAATATATCACCAGAAAAAATACTAGGTGAATCTAGTCAAGGCATTAATGTAAATAAAATGATTGACATGAAAGTGCCTTTAAATTTTCTTAAAACTGAAGGCGCTTGTGTTACTCCTAATGGTGCAAAGTTTAAAACAGATAGTCAAGGTTTTTTACCTGAGATGATGGAAAAAATGTATAATGACCGTGTTGTATTTAAAAAAAGAATGATTAAGGCAAAACAAGAATATCAAAAAACAAAAGACCCTAAACTAATAAAAGAGATTGCAAGGTGTCATAATATACAATGGTCAAAAAAGATTGCCTTGAACTCAGCTTATGGTGCAGTTGGTAATCAATACTTTAGATATTATGATGTAAGACAGGCAAGTGGTATTACAACTGCTGGTCAGTTTATTATTAGATTTATTGAAAAGAAAGTTAATGAATATTTAAATAATGTATTACAAACAAAAGACCACATAGATTATATTGTTGCCTCTGATACTGATTCAATCTATGTAAGATTTGGTAAACTTGTAGAAAAAACTTGTCAAGGTAAAACAAATGAACAAATTACAGACTTCTTAAATAAAGTATGTGAACAAAAATTAGAACCATATATTGAAAAATGTTTTAATGAACTTGCAGATTATTCAAATGCTTTTAAAAATGCAATGGTTATGAAACGAGAAGTCATAGCAAACAAAGGTATTTGGGTGGCCAAAAAGAGGTATATGTTGAATGTGCTAGACGAAGAAGGCGTAAGACTTGCTGACCCTAAACTTAAACTTATGGGTATAGAAGCAGTCAAGTCTAGCACACCTCAGGTCTGTCGTGGTAAAATTAAAGAAGCTATTAAAATAATAATGGCAAAAGAACAAACAGATTTACATAATTTTATTGCAGATTTTAAAAAAGAATTTTTAAATTTACCGCCAGAATCAATTGCTTTTCCTAGAAGTTGTAATAATATTAGAAAATATAAAAGTGATAGTAGTATTTTTATTAAAGGTTCTCCTATTCATGTTAAAGGTGCATTGATATATAATCATCAACTTAAAATACATAAACTTGGTATGAAATATCCTTATATACAAGATGGTGATAAGATTAAGTTTCTTAAATTAAAAGAAGCAAATCCATTTAAGTTTGATGTTATAAGTTATATGAGTAAATTACCACCAGAATTTAAGTTAAATGATTATGTTGATTATGAGATACAATTTCAAAAAACTTTCCTTGACCCTATGCGTTTTATATTAGACGCAATAAATTGGAAAGCAGAACCACAAGCTAGTTTGGAGAATTTCTTTGGATAATTTACCTAATAAAAAATACGGTGTTGTTTATGCAGACCCACCATGGCAGTTTAAGACAAGGTCAGACAAAGGCAAGGATAAAAGTCCTGAAAAACATTATCCTGTTATGAGTCTTGCGGACATTTGTGCTATGAATGTTAGTGAGATTGCAAAGCCAGATTCAGTCCTTTTAATGTGGGTATGTGACCCTATGTTAGACCAGGCGTTTAAAGTTATAGACGCCTGGGGTTTTAAATTTAAAACAGTAGGTTTTACATGGGCGAAGACTAATAGAAATACTTTAGGATTTTTTACAGGTTTAGGTTATTGGACTAGAGGTAATCCTGAAATGTGTTTACTTGCAACTAAAGGTAGACCAAAAAGAAAATCAAAAAGTATAAATCAATTAATTATATCACAAAGACAAAAACATAGTCAAAAACCACTTATACATAAAGATATAGAGGACTTAGTTGATGGTCCTTACATTGAACTATTTGCAAGAGCAAAACCAAGACCTGGTTGGGATTATTGGGGTAACGAAGTATGAGCTTGACTTTGGCGCTAATTTGTAGTATAATACCATTATTATTTGTTTGTTTATTATTATGGATGTGGAATGACGAAGACCCTAGATAGAGAAGAAGCATTACATTGTGCTAATGTGTTTAACAATTATTTTGGTCAGTTTGAAAGAATAGACCAATATATGCGTGACCAAAAAATGGCACAAATAGAAACTATACCAGCACCTCTGCCTGGTATGGGTTTAGACTCAGATATGTTTGATGATTTTACCATGTCACCAGAGGTCATGGATTTACAAGTTGTTGAACTAGATAATCACACATGGGACACTTCTATAAATTTAATATCAAGTCATAGTAACATGGTCAGTATACCTGGCAAAGCACTAAAACTTGCAGTAAAAGAAATGAATACAGGTAAGTTTGTAGGTTTTATGAGATTTGGTTCACCTGTAATCAATTGTAAACCTAGAAATGATATGTTAGGTAATGTGCCTGAACTCACAACATTTAATAAGACTGCTATTATGGGTTTTGTTATTGTGCCTACACAACCATTTGGTTTTAATTATCTTGGTGGTAAACTATTGGCTGCCTTATGTTGTTCACATGAAGTTAGAGAAAAATTAAATAAAAAATATGATATGAATTTAGTTATGTTTGAAACTACAAGTTTATATGGTAATAGTAAATCTGCTAGTCAATATGATGGCATGAAACCAATGCTAAGATATAAAGGTTTAACTGATAGTGATTTTATACCTATGATACATGGTAAACCATTTAAAGATTTACAATC